CGGGTTTCGGAAAGTCAAAGCATCACGGCGACCCATCACGGAGCTCAACGTGCCGTCTCGAACTATCTCAAGAACATCGGTTTCCGCGAAAACAGATGAACAGCTGCCCTACGAGCAGCGCGAGTTCCGTAACCCCGAAATCCTGAGTTGCCAGGAGATCCAATACTGGATCAGGGAACTCTCGAGTAACCCAAGCTGGGGCTGGGCGCAAAACAAAACCAACCTCGGACGGGCGCTGGGATTTGCGAAATTCTCGAAGGCCAGCATGCTCTCGAAGCTGCGAAAGAGCTGGATCTACCCGACCGAACAGGTGCGCCTCTCCGAGCGAATCCGCTTGATTGTCAACGGGTATCTGATCCCGAACTACGACGTAAAGCCCGCAACCTACGAGTACGTCAATCCACCCCGCCCACCCGCCAAACCCCCCGCCAAGTTCCGCGTGTCGGTAGGCAGCGATGGGCCGATGTTCCATGTGGAACAATTCAAAGCGCCGACTGTTGGCATGCCCGACTTCAAGTCCGTTTTCCAAAGCGCCCGCTTGTGGAAAACCGATTGATTGGGTATATAGCCCGCATGGCGGTCATCAAAGAGTGGGAATGTGCAGCGCACGGGTACTTCGACGGTACTGAAGCCGTCTGTCCCCACGGTTGCCCAGAACAGTTTGTTCAGCGTGTGTTCCTGACCCCACCAGGAATCAAGTCACACGCCACCAAAATGTCCGACTTCACCCTCAAGGGTCTTGCCAAAGATTTTGGTATGACCGACATCCGTAACGGATCGGACGGGGAAGCGGTCGCACAAGCAACTCCTGCCGCTTCCGCATCGTTCAAACCGCAGTGGCAATCACTCGGCAAGAACTTCGATGTGCGCGGCATGGGCATCGAGCCCGGAAATGCGTTGCAAAGCCTGCAACCGTCGATGAAAGGCCCGAAGCCCGGAGAAATACTCGGACGGTTTGACGGCTAATGAAGATCCCTCAAGACCCGACAGAGCGCATTTTTTTCTACGAAGATGTCTCGCGTAAATGCTTGGCGAGTCGTAACGATCGCCGCTCGATGTATCGGATCTATCGGTCTTACTACTTGAACGGCTGTTCCACAGATGGTGACACGCCCGCCAAGTTCAACAAGATTTATCCCCATATCGACCAGCTGACGAGCTTCCTTTATGCGCAAGAAACTACGCGATTTGCAATCAGCTTGGGCGCGTCAGTTGCCGAAACTGAGTATCGCAAAGTCCCTAAGCTCACCCAAGCCATCAACGACGAATGGAACAATTCCAACACGGATATTGTCTTTGGTCAGGCGCTGGCTTGGTCGCTGGTTTACGGATCGACCTTCGTAAAGATCCTCTGGAAAGGTAACTCGATCTCGACGTTTGTCGTCGATCCACACGATTTTGGCGTCCTTCGCGAAGATGTCGCCTCGCTCGATCGGCAAGAAGCGGTCGTGCATACCTACTACATTTCGCGCAGCGAGCTCAGAAACCAGCTTGAGAATCACCCGCAGAAAGACTCGATTCTGCAAAAGGTGTTCGCGACCCCGGTGAACAGCGATAAGGGCCTCGGAGCCCTCGATCGCATCATCACCTCGGCAGCCTCTCCGAACATGATCGGTAACGTCGATCTCGATTTGACGATGCCCGTGGGTTACACCCCACAAGTGGCCGAAGATCTGGTCGAAATGAAAGAGCTGCACATTTGGGATGACGACGCGAACGATTATCGCGTGGTCACGATTGCAGATCCGTTCGTGATCATTTACGAACGCACCGAAGAAAAGATGTTTGTGAAGGGCGAACTGCCCTTTATTCAAGTCTCGCCGTCCCCGGCGTATGACTATTTCTGGGGCGTGTCGGAAGTTGAACGATTGATGCCGTTGCAAAACCTACGCAACGATCGCATGAATCAGATCTTCCACATGCTGAACCTCCAGGCCAAGCCGCCTCGAGCGTTCTCAGGGTTCCCTGGCATCACGGACGAAATCAATCGCGCCCTCGATGTCCCAGGCGGCTACGTCTTTGGCGACATGCCATCCGCGAAGGTCGATACCCTGACCCCACAGATCCCGCAAAATCTGTTCCAAGATCTTGCGCAGATTGACGAAATGTTTGCCGAAATGTCGGGCATCACGAATGTGCTCTCGGGTCGTGGCGAAGCGGGCGTTCGCTCGTTGGGTCACGCCTCGACACTGGCTCGACTCGGCGGGTCGCGTACCAAGAAACGCGCATTGATTGTTGAAGATTCGCTTGAAAAGCTCACAACGCTGTATCTCAAGCTGCTACAGATCTACGACAAGCGTCGCTATCTTGACGATTCAAACCTCCTGTTTGTGGCTGCGCAGTTCACCGACGACTTCGTGGTGAAGGTCGATGCGCACAGCAACAGCCCGATCTTTGTCGAAGATCAGACGCAAATGGCGTTTAGCTTGTTCCAAGCTGGCGTCATCACTAAAGAACGCCTGCTTGATCTGGTGCAGCCGCCGATGTTGCAGCTCATCAAACAGGATCTCAAAGACAAGATCGAGCCTGCGGAGGCTGCCGCTGCTGCTTCCGCACAAGAGGCTCGCGCCCAACAAGCGGCATAGGGGGGCGCTCACTTGACAAGGAGAGGCATCATGGCCCGCAAAATGAAGCGCGCTCGCCGTAAGGCCAAGCGATAATGTGTTGGGAACGGGGGGTGCTTTGACATCTCTGCAAAACCCCACTGACTCCCCGTTCCCTCACTTAATTTGACTTTTTTCGTTGCTCGGTTTGGACTAGCAACAGTTGTTTAGGAGTATTTATGGCTGTTCCCCCAGATAGAATGGGAGCGATGTTGGCAGCGGGTGGCCCCGAAGTCGGGACGCCGCCGGATATGTTGCCGGGAAATGCGCCCCAAGCTGCCCCCATGACTACCCCGGAAGCACCCGAGGGTCTGCGTGAAGCAGCCAAAGTGGATGTGATGCTTGCGGTGAAAGTGCTCGAGAGAGCCTTGCCCGCCTTTGGCTTTGAAACCAAAGAAGGCAAAACCATCCTCAACACGCTCAAGTCGTTCAGTAAGGTTTTTGGCACCAGCGAACAATCGACGGAGGAGCTTATGCCCGCCGAGATTCAGTCGCTGTTGCAAAGCATGCCGCAGGGGGCGGGCGGTGGCCCCTCACCGGCCCCAGCACCTACCGCATCCGCTCCTGGTGGCACGCTGCCTCCGGGCGCATCCCCCGCTGCATAAGGAGTATTGACTATGGCATCTGGCAAGTTGCTTGCGCCTTCGGACGCAATGCGTATTCGTAACCCCCAGGACAACAAGACCGACAACGGTCTGATCGTCAACCCGCCCCGCTACGCGGAGCTCGGTGGCTTGTCGAACGCTCGCAAGACGGGCGGCAAGAACAAGATGACGATTGTTCCTCCGGGTCGCGGTCGTTAATTCACTAAGGGGGCCGTGTTATGAGCAACGACTTTGAAAATCTGTCGCTCGAGGATCAACAGGCGCTGGGGCAAACCATGCACCGGCTGCTCTCGAATCCCGAGCTTCGCAAGACCACACTTGGCCTGTTGAAGAAGTCTGACCCGTCTGTGTCTCTCCCCGAGATCGAACTCGAGGAAAAACTCAACGAAGTCACTGAGCGTCAACAGGAAAAGATTTCTCAGCTTGAAACCAAACTCCAACAGAAAGAACTGATGGAGAAGCGCGAGAAGCAATTTGCTTCCTTGCGCGAAAAGGGATTTGATCCCGAAGAAGTCGAAAAGACGATGGTGGAAAAGCGGATCGCGGATTACGAGACTGCTGCGAAATATCTCGAACTCGAGCGCAGCTCTGCTCCTCCGACTCCTGCTTCCATTACGCCGATTCAGCTTCCAGAGGACGCGAAGGCAATCATTAAGAACCCTCGCGGCTGGGCGAATCACGAAGCACATCTTGCGATCAACGACTTGATTAACAAGCGTCGCAAAATTTAAGAGTTATATGGGGGCGTGTTTGTTTAACAGTCACTTTGTTGAGGAGATAACCCAATGCCCGTATTAGGCACAGGCATCATCCCCTCGGGCAGTATCGCCACGGAACTGACGTATGTCACCCGCCGTGCCTTCATCCCGAAGATGGTGGTGCAGATTTATAACACCAGCCCCCTCCTGGCAGCGCTGCTCTCCAACGCTCAGACCGCTTCTGGCGGTGTGTCGTCGGTCACTGTGCCTGTCCAGGGTCAGGCTTTCGTCAACAGCCAGTGGACGGATTACTCGGGTTCGTTCAATCAGCCCCAGGTTCAGCAAGGCGCGTATAACGCCGAGTTCAACCTCAAGGCGATTGTCACCCCGATCCCGTTCCTCGGAATGGAAGGTGCGGTTCAGTTGAACCACGCGGTCATCCCGCTCATCGAGGCGCGTATGAACGACGCGACCAACTCGATGTCCGATTCGATGGCGACGGCGCTGTACACCAACTACACGAACAACCAGCAGTTCATCGGTCTCGATGGCGCGGTGGATGACGGCACGAACCTCACCACTTACGGCAACATCAACCGTTCGACCTACACTTGGTGGCAGTCGAAGGTCTACAACGCTTCGAGCGCGGCCCCGACCCGTCAAAACTTGTTCCAGTACATCGCTGGTGTGAACAAGAACGGCGCGGAAATGCCGACGTTTGGCGTTTGCGGCTTCGGCACGTTCGCCAAGCTCGCGCAGGACTTCCTCGCAAGCGAGCAGTTTCAGGTCACGCCGGGAACGGGCTTCGACGCTGGTGAGGACGGCATCCGTTCGGGCTTCCGCGCACTCATGGTCGCGGGCGTTCCGATCTATGCTGACCCGTATTGCGCCGAGGGCACGATTTACCTCGTCAACACGAACTATCTCTCGCTCTACATCCATGAGCAGGCATCGTTCGCCTTCACTGGCTTCGAGTCCACACTTCCGAACTTCCAGATTGGCTACGTTGGTGCAGTTCTGATGATTGCAGAACTAGTAAACACCAAGCCGAAAGCCATGACGAAGATTACGGGCTACAACTCTTTGAGCCTGTAAGGAGGAAACCATGTCTCTCGCAACTAATAAAATCATTCTGGCTGGCGCTCAGAGCAATACTCCGGGTGCCTATTTCCAGACTGTCACCGTTACCGCAGTTGATTCGGGCAATGGCACTGTCATTCCGGCAGGTATTTATGTCATGTTCCCATCGGCTAACGTCACTGTGCTGGCTTACAACGGTTCGTCTAACGCAACCGTCATGGCAGCTAACACGGGTGGTGTGGTGATTTCGGATGGTGTCAACGTGTATGCCAAGAATTCTTCTGGCAATGCAACTGTGACACTATTGGACATCAACGGTGGTCAGGCTGCTGGCGAAACCTACGCATAAGGGGGAGCTATGGACGCAAATGCAGTAGGCCGGTCGTATCCAGATTCGTTTGGCAACTATCGTTTGGCAGAGCAGACCGGCGTAAGCCTTGCTGCTACCGGCGATGTTACAACTCTGGTTGCGCAAGCCGCTACGAAGTACATTGTGCGTCGGATAGTTCTGTCTAACTTCAGTGGTAATGCAAGTGGTGCTAATGTTGGTGTCTTCACCGCCGCAAGCGGTGGAGGCACTGCCATTGCTGCGGATCAAACTCTGAGTGCTGCTACTGGTAGCACTAAGTTTGATGATCTGACGCTGGCATCGGCAGCAAACACTGATGTTCAAACTGCCCGAGTGCTGTATGTCAACTGTTCGGTCAATGCCGCAGTAACCTGCGATATTGCCCTTTATGGAGATATTGTCTCGCTATGACTACGATCTTTGTTTGCAATAACGGTTCCAATACTTTTACTGATAGTTTTGATGGTACAACTTTCCATTTTGAACCCGGTAAACCAGTAGAGTTGCCTGAAATTGCGGCAAAGCATATTTTTGGTTATGGCGATGATGATAAAGAGCCTT